GGTGGCGTCGGCGAGTTGCTTGATTTTGTCGTCGAGGCCGCCGGCGAGTTGGGCGGCGGCGGCGGCGGAGTTTTTGGCGTCGGCGAGGGATTGGGTGACGGTGGCGGTGTCGAGGGCGAGGGTGGTGGCGGTGACTTCGTCGCTCCAGTCGGAGGGGATGCCGTTTTTGCCGAGGGCGCGGGCGCGGATGTAGCGGATGGTGGAGGCGGGGAGGTTGGCGAGGGTGAGGGTGAGATTTTGGAGGGCGTCGTGGGTGACTGCGGGCACGATGCCGGCGCTCGCTTGCACGCTTAGCTGCCAGCCGAGGACTTCGGCGATTTTGTCTTGCGAGAGCGAGATGGTGATTTGTTGGAAGCCGCCGTCGGCGCGCACTGTGGGCACGGGGGGCGGTGTGGGGACGGTTTCAAATGTGGCGCCGGTAGTGTTGGGGAGAATCGTGAAGAGGTCGGAGAAGAGTTCGGTGGTGTTGGCGGCGAGGTCGCTGGCGAGGGCGTGGAGGCGCCATGTGCCGGATCGGGGGAAGACGCAGCCGAGGCGCAGCGTGAGGATAGTCTGTTCAATGGGGAGCGCGGCGCCGGCGGCGATGGCGAGGGTTTCGATGACGGCGTTGTTGGCGTTGGTGTCGAGGCGCTCGGCTTCGAATTTGTAGCGGTCGAGGTCGCCGTTGCTATCGCCGAACTGGACGCCGAGGGTGGTGGCGATGCCGACTTGCGCGTTGGCGGGCGGGGCGTCGAAAAGGATTGCGGGTGCTTCGGGGGCGCGGTCGCGGAAGGTGTAGGCGATGTCGGGGGCGTCTTCGAGGGGGAGGCGGTTGCCGGGGTTGCAGGTTTCGAGTTTGAAGTGGGCTTGCACTTGCTCTGCAAACTGGGCGTGGGCGTAGCGGCCCATGTCGTCGCGGAAGACGAGCCAGGCTTCCTCGCCGGCAGCGTGCGCGGCGGCGACGGTGCCTTGGCGGGCGCGGAGGAGGGCGAGGGAACGGAGGGACTCTGGACTCTGGACTCCGGACTCCGGGGGGAGGAGTTGGATGGAGCCGATGGAGAGGATTTCGTCGCCGATGACGAGGAGGAGCGTGTCGTCGAGTTGCGCGGACTCGCTTTGAGGGGTGATGCGGTCGAGGTCGATGTTGTCGTCGCCGATGCGGACGCGGGCGATGGTGGCGGTGTCGGTGGCGTCGAGGGGGTCGAGGAGCGTGGCGCGGACGGCCCATGTGGTTTGCGCGCCCGTCCAGTCGTAGGAGGCGCCGTCGAGCGAGAACCAGATGGCGGCGGAGTTGATGTTTTGCGCGGTGAGGTTGTCGTGCGGGGCGGGATATTTGGCGACGGGGCGCTGGGCGAGGATGGCGATGTAGATGCCGATGGGGGAGCCGGCGAGCGAGGGCGGGAGTTCGAGCACGCGGGCGGCTTCGATGGGTTTCGGGAGCGCAACGCCGATGTTGGGAAGCGGGTCGGGGGTGACGGTGGCCGCGGCGGGATAGCAGCCGCGCTCGGGCACAACGTCGAAGGTGATTTTGCCTTTGTATTCCTCGGTGCGTTTGATGATGCGGACGATGCGCGAGTAGTTGAGGGGCTGGAAGTCGAGGCGGAAGTTGTCGCCGGCGCGGAGGCGCTGGCCGGTGGTCTGGTTGATGGAGCGGGGGGTGCGGACGATGACGGTGCCTTTGGCGTCGTCGCTGGGGGCGCGGGCGGCGATGGCGGCGTAGGAGAGGGCTTGGGCGCGGTCGATGATCGCGGGCATGTCGATTTTGACGGGCTGGACGCGCTGGCGGGCGCGGCGGCTGGCGGCGGCGGTGTCGCCGACGCTGTCATCGCGGAGGAGTTGCGAGCCGTCGCGGAAGTTGACGAGAACGGAGTTGGCGACGCGGGCGATTTTGCGTGTGGGCAACTTTGGCCGGTCGGCGAAGTCGTGGTGATTAAGAACGGGGAGGTCGGCGGGGAGGTTGCCGTCGTGGGGAAAGAAGCCGGGCGTGAGCATTTGCTTTTCGAGGCGGCACCAGCCGTCGAAATACGAGAAGAGGTCTTTCACAACGTCTTTCGCGGGGCGTTCGCGGTCGAGCGAGGGGGCGTGGCAGCCGACGCGGGCGATGACGGCGGCGGAGACGGTTTCCCAATCGGATGCGGTGAAGTGTGTGACGGGCATGCCGGCGCCGAACATGGTGTCGGTGAGGAGTTCGAGGACGGCGGCGACGATGGATTCGCCTTGGTTGGATTTTTGCGCGGGGAAATTGCCGACTCGGGGTTTGGGGGCGCGGCGGAGTTTCACGCGCACGTCGCTGGCGGAATTTTTATTCTGGCCGAAGTAGATGTTGTCGCAGATGACGATGGTCTGGCGGCGATAGGCGGGGTGCTCGATGCCGAGGGTTTTGAGGCGGGCTAGGAGGATGGTGTCGAGGGGCTGGTCGGGGCGTCCCCAGTAGATGTGGAATTTTCCTGCGCTGGTGGTGATGGTGGCTTTGTAGTAGTTGGGGCTGGCGGGGTTGTCGTCGCGCTCAACGGTGCCTTGCCAGACTACTTGTTTGTCGACTTCGATGCCGAGGATGGCGTCGGCCATGCCTACGCAGGCGAGGCCGGCGAGCGAGCCGTAGACATCCTCGCCAACCTTGGATTCTTTTTTGCCGACTTTCTGTTTCACGTCTTTGTAGTCGGGGAAATGGATGTCGGTAAGCCATGTGAGGGCGCACCAATCGATGCCGGCGAAGTAGTGCGCGGGGACGCTGCGCTGATTGGTCGCCATGTCCGACGAGTCCATGCCGGCCACTGTGGGCGAGGAGGAGGGTTCTTTGGATTTGCCGCTGCTCATGTGGTCACGGTTTCCATGAGGCGCAGCGCGTAGAGCATGCGGGGCGCGAATTTTTCCTCGGTGAGCGGGGTGCGGATGACGCCGTAATCCTCGACGGCGTGGATGGCTTCGCCGTGCAGGTCGACGAGCGCGAGATGGTGGTCGATGCGTCCGCTTTGCAGGCCGACGAGGTCGCCGGGCTGGAGTTTGTCGGGAAGCGGCGGCACCATTGCGAGGCGTCCGCGCAGGCCGTCGGTGTCGAGGAGGAAGCGCAGGAGTTGCGTGTGGGTGGAGTGCTTGGCGTGGTCGAGTTTGTAGTCGGGCAGCGCGAGGGGCGGGCACGCGCCGATGGCGACGTAGATTTCGTGGACGAGGCGCACGCAGTCCACGCCTTGGCCGAGGATGGCGGCGTTGGCGAAAAAGGGCGTGCCCATCCAGCGTGTGGCTTCGGCGTGCAGCGCGGCGCGGCGGTCGTCGGTGCGGAAAAAGGGGAGGATGCGTGTGGTGGTCTGGTTTGGCATGGTGGTGTTTTAGCCACAAAAAACACAAAGTTTCTCCACCCATGCGTGAGTCTCCCGCGCGCCTATAGGCGCCTTGGGGCGTTTATTCGCCGGACGGATTTTTGTGTTTTTTGTGGCCATTGGTTTGTTCGGTTTGTTTTGAAGCAGGTTTGGAAACCTGCGTTACTTTTTGCCGCCGGCGGCGGAGGTTTGGCGCGTGGGCAGGCTCGGGCTGTTCGGCGGGATGCAGGGGTGGCCGCCGAAGTTGAGGAAGTTGCCGAAGGCTTTGCAGGCTTCACAGGTGCCGGGGCACGAGGGGGAGAATTGCACGGTGTCGCCGACGGCGATGCCGTTGAGGAGGCGGTCGATGGTGAGGGTTTGTTTCGCGGGGTCGCCGTTGCTGTGGAGGACTTCGCGGGCTTGGTATTTTTCGGCGAGGCCGGCGGTGAGCCAGCCGTTGGCAAACCATTCGGCGGCGAGCGCGCGGGCGTTGGGGTTGCTCGTGATGGCGATGGTGAGTTGCAGGCCGTTGATGGCGGTGATGGCGCCGGCGCAGATGAAGTCCTCTTCGCGCATGGCGCATTCTTCGTCGCAGAAGTCGTGGTTGCAGAGGCTTTGGGCGTAGAAGCCGGGGATTTTGGTTTCGAGCATGGAGCCGAGGACGGTGGTGGCGGCGGTGATCTGGCGGCCTTCGGGGTTGGCGTCGTCCACGTCGCCGATGTAGCGCAGCTCGGCTTCGTCGGGGTGCTGGGGGTCGCATTCGAGGATTTCGATGGTGAAGGGTTTGTCGGCGCTTTCGTCGAGGTATTTGGTGAGGGGGTGGTTGGCCCAGAACCATGAGGTGATTTTGGCGGCGTTGTCGTCGAGGTTGCAGCCTTGGGCGATTTTGTCGTGCGCGATTTGGGCGTTGAGGTAGGTGACGGGTTTGCCGTCTTCGATGCGGGGGAGGTCGCGTTCGTAGTCGGTGTAGCGCCAGACGACGGGGCCGCCGGGCACGTCGAAGGTGAAGCGGTAGAGGAAGCGGCGGGCGGGTTGCGCGGGTTGCTCGCCGGTGACGGGGTTGAGTTCCCAAGGGACTTGCTGGACGCGGAATTTTGTCTCGGCGATGTTGCCGTTGAGGTAGGTGAGTTCGAGGTCGTCGGTGGCGAAGCGGTAGCGGGTGGCGTGCGGGGTTTCGGGCGTGTCGGCGGCGGGGCGGAATTCGACGGGCATGTTGAAGGCGAGCACGCGGCCTTTGTGTCCGAGTTGGAAGTTGAGGAGGGCGCGGATGGTGTCGCGGCTGGGGAGCGTGGTGGTGAGTTCCTGTCCGCGGCGGATGGCGCCTTCCTGATTGTCCACGGCGACGAGGCGGCCTTTGCCGAGGGTTTTGTATTCGAGGATGTCGTCGGTGAGATCGATGGGGGCGGAGTTCCAGTTGGCTTTGAGGCGGTCAGCGGGCCAGTCGGGGGCGGTGAGCGCGGGGTCGGCGGCGGGGAAGATGCGGTAGTTCCACGGGCTGTTTTCGAGGAGGGTGAATTGCACGTCGGCGAGTTTGCGCGTGGCGGCGGCGAGTTCGGGGCGTTTGTCGAAGCGGCCTACGAGAAGGGGCGCCCAGTAGGGAAAGGCCGAGGGGCTGAAGTCCTGAAGGGCTGATTTGTGGAGGATTTGGAAGCCGTCGGCGGCGGTATTGCCGAAGGCGACGGTGAACTCGGCGTCGTAGATGCGCTCGGCCCAGCGCGCGGGCGGGAGGATGTCGGGGTAGATGGGGATGCCGACGAGGCCGTCCTTGAGCGCGCCGAGTGCGGCGTTGAGCGCGGCGGCGTCGGCGCCGCCGGGGGAGAGCGTTGCCTTGAGCGTGAGGCGCTGGGCTTCGTAGACGGGGCGGCGGTTTTCGCGGACGGAAAGCCCCTCTTCGATTTCGGTTTCGAGGGTGTGCTTGATGCGCACCACGCCGGCGTCCCAGTTGGCGCGGAGGAGAATGAGCGTGAGGGGCTGGCCGAGATGTGTGGTTTGGAAAATCATGTGCTGATGCCCATTGCGGCGCGGTTGTCGGCGGTGGTGTCGATGAGGTGCTTCTGGCCTTCCTGCGACTGGAGCCATTCTTTCGCTTCGCTGCGGCTGGAGAATTGCGCGACGTTGATGCGCGGGGGTTGCTGCTCCGGCATGGCGGATGCAAGGGCTTGCGCGGCGCTTTGCCCGGACGATGCAGGGGCGTTGCCGCGGGCTTGCGCGAGGGCGGCGGCGGGCGTGGCGGTGGACGCGATGGGCGCGGTGGCGAGGGCTTGCGTGGCGTAGGCGGAGGGGTCGAAGGTGCCGGCGTTGATTTGGGCGAGCATGGCGTCGCCGTATTTGGCGCGGGCTGCGCCGCGCATGACGAACTCGGGGCCGTCGCTGCCGTCGTTGAGCCACGCGAGCTGCTTGTCGCCGGTGACAGGGCCGCCTGTGGCGAATGCGCTGGTGAGCGCCATCGCGGCGATCATGACGACGGCGAGGGCCGCGGCGAAGGCGACCGCGCCCCACGGCCCCATTTGCGCGAGGGCCTTGGTGCCGCCTTCGACGGCGTTCATGGAGGCGTTTTCCTGCGATTGTGCCTTGGCTTTTTTGCCGAGCGCGGCGTCGAGGGCGGCCATGACGAGTTTTTGCGCGATCCAAGTGACGAACATTTTCACGATGGCTTGGATGACGGTGTTGACGATGGTGGAGCCGATGTCGCGCAGGGCTTCGCCCCAAGTCTTGGTGCCGTCGATCAGGCCGGTGATGCCGTCGGAGACGGCGGAGACGGCGCTCATGATGGTGCCCGAAAAGATGTCGGCGATGCCTTCGCCCGCGGTGCCGAGCTGGTCGGAGGCGTCGATCAGGCCGGCCACGGCGCCTTCGGAGGCGGTGAGTTGTGAGCCGTCGTTGGCGTTTTCGTAGTTGCTGACGCGCGTGTCGATGGCGCGTTGTTTTGGCGGAGCGCCGGCGCCGGCGGTCGCGCCCTGATTGGTTAGAGCTTGGATTTCGGCTTCGATTTGCGCGCGTTTGAGCGGGTCGGTTTCGAGCGCGAGCAGTTGCTTGCGTCGCGCGACCATCTCGCCGAGCAAGTCACGTTCCTTGGCGAGCAGGCCGTTGATGATTTGCTGGCGCTGCGCTTTTGTGAGGTCTGGGTTGTTGTTCGCCTGATCGCGCTCAAAGCGTAGCTGGTCGAGCTGCATTTTTTCCTGCACGGAGGCGAGGCGCTGCGCGGCGGCGAGTCTTTCCTGATCGGCCTTGGCGCTGGCGGCGGAAGCCTGCGCGCTGGTTTTGGCGGCTTCGGTTTGGGCGTTGAGGGCGGCAACGGGTTTCTCGGTGTTGTTGAATTGGTCGATGTGGTTGTTGATGGAGGCGAGGGCGGCGTCGGCTTGCTGCGCGCCTTTCGTGGCGTCGGCGAGGTTGGTGGTGAGGCCGGCAATCGCGTCCTTGCGGCGCTCCTCGGCTGTGGCGATGTCCTGCTCGTGCTTGAGTTGCATCTCCACTTGGGTGAGCTGGGCTTGGAGGGCGTCGCGTGTTGCCTTCGCGTCGGTTTGTTGCTTGGCCGCGGCGGCTGCTGCGTCGGGGTTGTAGGAGCCGGGCGCACTGACTCCGGCGAAATAACTGAAGGTGACATCCGTCTTCGCGGCGGAGAGTTTTTGCGCGAGGTCTTTTTTGAGGTCTTCGAGTTGCTTGATTTTGCCGGCATCGATCCAGTCTTTCTGATCGGTTTTCACCTTCGCGGCTTCGAGGGCGGTTTGAGCGGCTTCCTTTTCCTTGTCGGCATTGGCCTTGGCTGTCTCGGCGAGTGCGCGCTGGTCGTTGAGCATCTTCTCTTTTTCCTGCAGCATGGAGGTTTCATAATTGGCGATGAGCTGCTGCTCCTTGAGAATTTTTTCCTGCGCGGTGAGCGTGGAATCGTTGCGGGTTTTGGTGATGTCGAGGGCGAGGCGCGCGCGTCCGATTTTTTCCATCGACTGAAACTGCTGTTCGAGCGCCTTGGAGGTTTCTTCGTAATACTTGCGGGCGTTGGTGATGGCGGCGGCGAAGGCGGCGGTGGATTTTTTTGCGAGGTCGTCGGCGTTCTCGCTGGCGCGGGCGAGTGACCATGCGTATTCGTCGGCGGCGCGCGCGGCTTCGGCGGCTTTCTGCTCGCGCTGCATGGACTGGAATTTCACGACGAGCGC